CAACCAATTCGTATTGGTTGACTGCCTCAATTTTTGAGATGCCCAGTTTCCACCACCACGGCGAGAGCTACTTGTGGACTGCCCTAGTTCTTGCACTGAAGTGCATCTATGGCACGTTTCTACGAATTTTGCCACCGTCCGGCCCTATCGCGGGCTTGACGGATGATGATTTGCTGTGGGAGTACGCCTGTGTGTGGGGTGCCAGAATCCACCTCCTCGCAACGTGTTACGGACTATACAAGTTCCTGATGATTTTTCTTGGTCGTCAGCCGATGGTCCGCTCACTTGCGTGGGAGTTCTTGAAGCATGGCCCCTTCTTCCTAGTGTACTTGGGTATGGTGGTGCCTATTAGCTGGATGCTGGACGTGCCCGGGGTGATGTGGTCCCTGGCATGTCTGAGTTTGCAGAGTGTGACATCGCGACCCACGATGTCACCCCGAGACGTCCGGAAAGTTTTCCGGGAGTTGCCTATGTCGGCTGTACCGAAACCAGAGCAGACTAATGTTCATGGCAAGGCAGCGGCCGAGCGCAAGATGGCTCGTTCATTTATGCGTCGTGTTTCCGCGCAGCTCGGCCTCATCCCCTTCAGTTTCCAAATGTCTGAGGATGAGCAGAACAAGGGCTATCGCGGATGCCGATCATGGTACTGGGCAAAGGATACCCAGACTGACGTGCGTGTAGGTGCACCCCGTGCCAACGAGATGTGGCATGTGGTTGACACTGATGAGTACGTCGACATGAACGATTTTCTGTCGCGCAATCGGTTTTTACTGCCAGTGCTGCTCTGGACGGTAACACCTACCGCAGCTGCATCACCAGGAAAGGATGATGGCTGCGCGTTCACCTTCCAAGAAGACGGCCGCATGCTGATGCTCGTGAATGGAGCACAGCGATTCCTCCACCATGTGTGGAACTACAACAAAGATGTTGTGGCCGTCAGGAATCATTGGTGGCAACCGACAATTTATTACAGCGTGGAACGGCGCGCGACCTCCGAACATCGGTCAGTAGTTTTGCTGACCCCTATTATGCGCGTACCATGCTGGGCAACTCTATTCGTCCGGGATATCAAGGCGGAAAGAATGGCCTACCTAAACCCCGTCCAAGCGGGGCACGTGCGGATGCTTGTTAGCACAGAGCACGGCATGCGATACTCAGTGACCCGGTGTGGCCAGTATACCGAGTCCACAGTTGACGTTGGCGCCTACGAGACTGTGCAGAACGTATCCCTGACCGCTATGACTAAAATCACAGCGGCTCAGGCGGCACAGCACCTGAACGGCGACTTCAGTTCAGCTTTGCGAGTCGCAGCCTGCGTGCAGGATAGAACGCCGTGCGAATGGGTTGGGAAACTGGTGGACCCCGCGAGGGGCCTCACCTCATATACGGCGCTGAACGACCAGACCACGTTCGACGAGAAGCCTTCGATGAGGTCATTCGGTTCTCCGCTCGTGATCGATGAGGCCACAACTCTGGGTGCCAGCTGTGTTCCGACCAGCGGCGCTACTAATGAGGCGTGGTGCATCGAGTCACGGGTGATCGGGCCGATGAAGCCTCGTGAGATCAGTACCGGCTTGCATTCGATGATCGAACGTTACGCGATGTGGCTGGTGCCCGACAAGGACGTTGGGACTTTGAATCCAGTCATGATCGACGAAGTCTTCGTCCGACAGTGCCGTCCTACCCAGCGCGCGGCTTTGACTGCTGCTCTGAATTGCCCGTATGAGAGGGCGAAGTTGAAGTGCTTCATCAAGCGTGAGCCGTACGTAGCCGAGCTCAAGGATCCCCGCAACATCACGTCTACTAGCGCAGGCTTTAAGATGCGCCTAGCAGTCCTCATCTATGCCGTGCAGCAGTTTGCGCACGAGCGATGGGCCTTCTATACTGGTTGTGATACCCCGAAAGAGATCGCAACAAAGGTGGCCCTATTGGCCGCTGCAGCCCGAACCTCCTCCCGGAAGTTTCTTATTGAGTCTGACTGGAGCCGTTATGACGGCACACGATCACTCTTCTGGAAGGAGGTGGAGAATGCTGTAGTGAAGAGACTGTTAGCCCCGAGCTGGCACACGGCTTGGGACGAGTGTCGTGAACAATTGGCGGACGAGTTGGTCTCTACAGTGAGCCTCCTATGGTACTTGTGTGGACACGTGCGTAGTTCCGGAGAGATGGGCACATCGTTGTTGAACGGCATCATGAACGGTTTCACGAATTTTGCAGCTTTGGTCTTCGCGGGAGCGAAGCCGGCGGATATCTCGATGAAATCTTTCCTGGTGAACGGAGATGACGGTGTGGCCCACGGCATCCCAGAGAAACACCTCCTGAGTGTGGCGAAGCAGCTTGGCATGACCTTGAAAGTTGTGACACGCCAGCCAGGGGACACGTTTTCATTTGTGGGACGCTGGTTCAGCCCCGAAACCTGGTACGGCATGCCGAACACCATTTGCCGCTTGCAGAATCACCTCTGCCGCATCTTCACTACCACGCAGATGGACCCAAAAGTGTCTCCAAAGACACTCCTCATCGCGAAGGCTTGGGCCTTCAGCCAGACGGACGCAAACACCCCTCTGATCGGTGCTCTCTCACGACGCGTGCTCGAACTTGACGCGCGCTCTGAGGACGGATTGCCGGCGAGCGGGCGCATTTTGCGCGATCTGGTGCCAGAACACTATTGGGCGCACTTCGAAACGTCGAACCAGTGGCCGAATCAACCAGACGACTTGTGGATGAGTGACATGGTAGCGACCATGCTGCCTGGCTTCGATGTCCGCAAGTTTTATGAAGCGGTCACCGGTGCGCAGAGGATCGAAGACTTGTTGGCCATGCCAGTGTGCATGGCCGTCAAGGTGCCCGACCCGAGTGTGACGACCGTTGACCAGGAGGGCAACGTTCGTATTGGCAAGAATCTAGCGATGGGTGAGCGGGCGGCTAAGGCCGCTGCCCGTAAGGGACGTCCCCAACGTGTGGACAAGAAACCCCGTGAAGACACAACGGCGCGATGGGCGCATGACGCTCAACTGCCGGCAGCGGATGAGAAGACAGAGGCCAAGGACAAGGCCCATGGACGCGCTCAAGCCCCGCAGAAGGGCAAGGAGCGCGCAGGCGGGAGTTCATCCACCTCCCGAGTTGCTCGGCCTCGTGCCCAGCAGCGTGCCGCCGCGTATCGGAGTAACGCAGGCGGCAGCCTGAAACCGCCTAGATCGGCGGGCGACAAGCCCGCTGGCCGCAAGTAGCAGCGGCACTGCATGCGCGTGTTGGCGTGGGGTTCCTGGGCCCCACGCCCTCAATAAATATACACTGATCCAACCCGCGCACT